GCCCACCGAGCCGGAGGGGATCGAGACCGATGTCCGGCTTCCGGGCGTCGATGCCGAGACCGGCGAGGTGATCGACACCGAGGCGCTCGCCGCGCACCACAGGCGGTGACGGAAATGAGTCTACGAGAATCGGTAGCGCGGTCGATACATGAGCGACGGGGGGAGGGGTGGGACAAGAACCCGCGCGCCCAACGTCCACAGCCGACGTGGGAAGAGACAGAGAACCTGTGGGGAGGTGACCCCGGATGCTCTTGGGCAGACGGCGTTCGCCGCGATGCCGATGCCGCCATAGCTGCCATCCTCGACGCGCTGATTGCTGACGTGGGTCGACTTATCGAGGAACAGCGCGTCGAGATGGGAGTAGACCCGGAGGACATCGGCTGGACCTCGCCCGAACTCCTGAACCGTCAGGCGTGGCTTCAGTCTCGCAAGGACTGCGCCTGATGTACGCAAAGACGCTGGGGCGGGCCTGCACGGACGACCAGGTCGAGGCGATGGCGGAAGCCGGCTACTGGGCATGGTCCCGGATGGGGCCGCACGTCGTCTGGGCCGACCTGCCGGATGACCGACGCGAGCGGTGGCGGATGGCGGCGCGGGCGGTCCCGGCGGTGGGCAGCGTCACCGGGCGGGAGCTGCGCGAGGCCTATCGGCAGAACATCTACTCCCCCAATTGGGCGAACGTGCCGATCCAGACCCGGCAACGCTGGGGCAAGGTGGCCGAGGCGATGGTCCGGGCGCGGGACGGGGTGACGGTATGACCGTCTACTACCACGGCGGTGTCGGCGGTCTTCGGGAGGGCGACATGCTCGTACCTTCCCCACCTCCCGTTTACGATGGCTGCCCAGTGTGTGTTGCCCGTCGAGAGGGCAGGGTCTACACCGTCGGCGAATATCGCGTATGGCTCAGCCAGTTCGGGGACCGATCGAGGTCGGCTCTCCGCATGCTGGCAGATGCGCACGACTCCGAGCCCGTAGACCCTCCCAGCGCGCGAGATGCGGTCTACATCACCACTGACCTCGAGTATGCCCGCTGGTATGCCGCCCGGAGCCGGGGTGATCTCTACCTGGTGGTTCCGGTTGGTGAGCCGCAGGAGAGCAGCGAGGATGCTTTCCCATCGTTCACGGTCCCGGAGGCCCGCGTGGCAAAAGTGGTCGAGCGCAAGGTGCGGCTGGATCGCCGGGATCGAAGGTCGTTGAACAGACGGTGGGAAAAAGCGGATCGCCAGCATGGACGACAAGCAGCATGACCCGGCTCTGTGACTACTGCCCGGCAGACGAGGACGGGGACATGGAGATGCCCTGTCCGGTCTGCGGCGGGTGACGAGTAGGCACGAACGTACACGGGTGAAGGGGAGAAGACAGCATGAAGGTCCACGAAAAGCACCGACTGGTCTATGCGGCCGAGCAGTACACCGAGAAGGGCGTCGCCCCGACCGTTCTTCGACGCAAGAATGGGCAGTTACTCGATTGCGCGAGCGTAGACGCAAACGGCAACCTGAGTATTGAGGGTGTCAGTGGCCTCACGGGGTATCCCGACCTTGGGTGCTGGGTTGTCGTGGTCAACTCAGGCAATGTCATCTACATGAGTGACCGGAACTTCCGAGAGCAGTACGAGCCGGTAAGCGAAAACCTGAAAGATCCGGCCAAGAGTGGCGATGTCGCCGTACGTGTTGAGCAGGTGCTTCGGTACTGGTTCCTGCCATGGCCGATCGATCAGGAGGGCCGGCTTCAAGGGGCAATAGAGAATATCCTGCGGGTCACCAATGTATCGGCGCCTATCGTTGACACAGACTCACAGTCGGACCACGCCGATACGCGCCTTGATGGTCCCGTCGGCGGAGCCTACGCAAAGTACGACGGCGATCCACGTGTTAGCGGACCTCATGACCGCGCAGCGTTCGTGGATGCGGTAGGCCCAGTCATCAAAGCGGCGGATGACCTGTTCCACTATCGAACGGAGATGCTGGAGGCACCTCGCGACTATTGGCAGCGACTGGGGCTAGCGCTTGACGACCTTGATCGAGCGAACCCGCGCAAAGTGCCGGGACCGCCCGACCCCCCGCGAGTCGTTCGTCCCCGGGAGGCTGGGTGATGCCCAAGTTCCGCAAAAAGCCAGTGATGATTGAGGCCGAACAGTTCGATGGTCACGGATTACCCCATCTTCTTGAGCGAGAGGGGTTCGTGAATCCGGTATGGACTGCTGGGTACTCAGACGATGGAACCACCTTGGTCATAGACACGCTTGAAGGCAAGGTGAAAGCACGTCGTGGTGCCTGGATCATCAGCGGCGTGAACGGCGAATTTTACCTTTGCAAGCCTGACATTTTCGAGAAGACCTACGAGCCTGTCGAGTGATAAAGCTCGCGAACGTACACGGGTGAAGGGGTATCGGGACATGAGGTTGACTGGTATAATGGAACCAATCGAAAAGACGAGGCCGGCAGGTGCTGGAAACACCCACCGACCTCTGACGGACCCCCTAGGCCAAGCAGGAGATCCGCTTTGATGCATAGTAATGCATGTCCCCATCCTGTCAATAATGCCCCCATTGAATCCGTAACCGAATACCGAGGTTCCAATCCTCGCATAGTGGCTATGGACTATGCCGAGAGTCCTGATGTTGCGGGGTTCGCAAAATACGTGATCTTGCGCGTCGCCGTCAGCGCTGGGCTGGGCGATGGAACACAGTTGCACGTAAGTGATGGGCTGATACGGAGGCTGGAGGCGTCGTTCGCCAGAGAGTCCCCGGATCTTGATGTGAAGGCAGTCATAGAGTTTCACCTTGGGCAAAAGTGTGGTCTACCGTTGGTATTCGATACACCCATCGAACACCAGATCCGTCCAAAAGCACAGAACGCACGCAGGCCCATGTCTGCATCTTTGGCCCTCAAGGTATTTGCCAAGGATGACTACCGATGCATGCACTGTGGGCGACGTGAGGATCTGACGGTAGACCACATCGTTCCCGTGAGTAGAGGCGGTTCAGACTTCTTCTCCAACCTCCAGACACTGTGCCGATCCTGCAATTCGCGGAAGGGCGTGCGGTGATGCCGTACGTGAAGATCGAGGACGGCATCTTCCGCAACCCCAAGGTCGTGGCGGTCAGCAGCGGGGCCAAGTTGCTTTACGTCGCCAGCATTTGCTACTCCGGCTCATCCCTCACCGATGGCTTTGTTCCTTCTAATGGCGTGCGAATGATCGCCGGCGATGTCGCTCTGGCTTCGCCGGCAAAGCTCACCAAGGAGCTCGTGCATGCCGGCCTTTGGCAGGAAGTGGCCGGCGGGTACCAGGTGCATGACTACCTTGTGTACAACGAGAGTTCGGAGAAAGTTCAGGCGAAGAAGGACGCGGCACGCGAGCGCATGAACAAGCGTCGTTCGCAGAACGAACACGATAGTTCGCAGGATGTTCGCGCGAACAATGAGCGAAGTTCTAGCGAAGTTCGCGAGCCAACTACAACTACAGATACATCTACAACTACAAAACCAGAAACAGGGGTAAACCCCCCTAACCCCCCGAAACCGGCAAAGCCGGAAGGGGTTGTCGCGGCGGGTTCAGCGCCTGAGCAGCCAAGAGCCAACGACCCGACCCCGTTCGCCTTGCTGGAAGCGCTCTGCGACGTGCTGGGCCATGATGTTTCGGTGCTGTCGCCGTCCGAGAAATCCAAGCAGCTCGCGGTTGCCCAACGTTTGATCGCCGCCGGCATGACGGAGCGCGATGTCCGAACCATGACCAGGTGGCTCAAGACCTGGATGACTGCCGGCATCGACATGTTCTCGCTCGAGAAGTCGATGACGAAGTGGAAGCTCGACGGCAAGCCGGACGCAACCGTCACGCCGCTCCAAGCTCGTGGCCGCGCCTCACCGGGCAAGAGCAGCGCGCTTCGGGAGCTCGAGGAATTGCGGCGCCAGGAGGAACAGGCGGTATGACCCCCAAGCAGATTCTCGAAGTGATCGTGCGGATCGAGGACGCCTACGACGAGCCGTTCGATGAGGACCGCAAGATCCGCTGGAAGCGTGCCCTTGGCGACCAGGACGCCGGGGCGATTATGAGGGCGCTGGAGACCTGGATCGGCGCGTCGGACCGCTGGAAAGCGCCGTCACCGCGCGACCTGATCCACGCCGCACCGACGCCGGCGATGTCGTCCCTGACCGCGGAGGGCGACCGGCCGCTGTTCCGCGAGGGGATGGTCGAGAACGAGCACGGAACGTTCGTGATCCGCAAGGAAGCGCCGGGCTGCTGGTCGCTGATGCCGTTCGGGCAGGTGGCGGTGAGCCGGACGGGAGAAGCGGCGTGAGCGGTCAGGATGATCTACGAGAAGCGCTCGAGGACCTTACTTGGCAGTCGCCGGACGGATACAGGCGGGTGTGTGGGTCACATTTTCAGCCAGGACACGGGAAGGGGGAACCGATGAGCGATCGGCCAAAGGACACGATCGGGGCGGCTCTGGACCATGTTGCAGAGGTTCTCGGGGGTGACATCGTGCACGTCAACCGGGGCGAAAGTGAGGACTACTTCCGGGGCTACAACACGGGGTACGACGCTGGGTTTCGTGGGGGGAATCGATCACCACAAGATGGAGCACCTGAGGATGATCCGTGGCGGTCCGCCTACACCAGCGGCTACCACGAGGGGTACCGCGATGGGACCGGTGAGGCGATCGAGGGATACGGCGATGAATGAACCAATGAGCCAGCAGCCGCCGCCCGAGGTGGTCACCGTTGAGCAGCATCTTCAGATTGTGCTCGCCACACTTGCAGATATCCAAGAACAGGCCAAGCGTATCTTCGTTCTTGACCCCGAGTGGGATGATCCCAACCTTTCTCTTTCCATGATGACCGGAACCGAGTGGCTTGAAGAGGTGGTCGGTCTTACGTTTGTGAAGGACAACAAGAATGAGTGACACCATGCCGACGCCCGAGGCGGTCGAGGCCGTGGACACGGCATTACAGACACGGACGGTGGATGGCCGTGGCCGTGGAGTGTATTTATCAGCGGCGATCACGTCCGTTCTTGAAGAGCGGAAACGCCAGAATGCCAAGTGGGGCGCACAGCGCCATTCGTGGCCGGAGTGGATTGCCATCTTGACCGAGGAAGTTGGCGAGGCGTCCCAAGAGACGGTGCAGGAGCACTTCCATCCGACCGGCGACCTGTTGGCGTTGAGAACCGAACTCGTGCATGTCGCGGCGGTTGCGGTCCAGATCGTTGAGCATGTTGATGAGTGCCTGCAACTCCGCAGGAAGATTGAGGAGGAGGCGGGGTGACACAGACACGAGTGATCCACGTCCGGGACATGAAGGACCATCCTAACGCGGTGTATATCGGACGGGCGATGCCGAGGCAGGGACTGAAGGCGAGCAAGTGGGCGAACCCGTACAAGGTGAGCGGGGGCCGACCTCGTGAGGACGCGATCAGCCTGTACGGGTATGACCTCTGTTTTGGGGACAAGCTCCATCTACTGGCGGAACTCCCGGAATTGCGGGGCAAGACGTTGGCATGCTGGTGCTCCCCTGAGCCGTGCCATGGGGATGTACTGGTATCGCTTCTGGACCTGCACACTGATGACGAACTGCGGGCGATGGCGAAGGAATGGGTGCCGGCGTGACCCGTGCCGAGACCACGGGACCGGGCGAACTCTCGGTGGTGATCGATCGCACACCAGATCGCAAGCTCTCCCCGAACAGTAACGCTCATCGTCGCACCCGCGAGCCGTACAAGGAGGACTTGCGAAACACGGCTGCCCTGCGAACTGGCGAGACATTGCGTGACCGGGCCTGGTCATGGCCCGGCCCGATCGTGATCCATGTCGTGATCGCCTGGGAGCGTGGCCGGAGGGAATCGGACTGGGACAATGCGATCGCCATGAGCAAGGCCGCAATCGATGGCGTGTTCTCGAAACTCGACGCCGATGACCGTCAGGTCCGGGGTGCGTATTTGCGGCAACTCAGGGACCGAGAGGGAGCCGGATACATGGAGATTACGGTGACACCGATGATCGATGACGCGAAGGGATAGGTGGCTTGATGGACGAAGAACTCAAAGCGATCCGAAAGCATCTGGAAGTGATCGAGGCCGTGTTGCTCTTGCCCTATGCGGATGACACGTTTGAGCGACGTAGGATTCTCCACATGATTGAAAGGCGGGTTCGTGAGGTGAGTGATCGCGAGTACCTTGAAGAAACGAAGCCGATTGGTCAGGACACCGCCAGCGCTGTACGTGCAGGCCAGTCACTGGTAGACTGACGCTATCGATGCCGCCATCTGGGAGGGGTCTCTGAGGCACGGCATTGCCTTCAACTGCGCAAAAGTGCTCAAAACGCGAGCGGGTTGCTATCCTGCTTGCCGAAGGCGACCTCAGCGATACCAAAATTGCTGAGGAAGTTGGCGTGTCCCGACGGGCAATCGTCAACTGGAAGAATGACCCGGAGTTCCGGGCGTTGCAGGACACGGCGCACCAGAAGATCGTCGCCGCCGCCTACGCCCTCCCCATTGCACGCAAAGAAAAGCGCCTCAAAGTTCTCGATGACCTTTACGCTCGGCACGTGCATGCTCTCGAACTTCGCGCCCAGCGCATCGCGGACGAACTCTCCGCGGTCGATACCCCAGAAGGCGCCACGCGCAAGTTCTTTGGCAACTTCATCCCTGCCGAGGCAGTCACCGGCCTGTTCGTGAAAAAGGAAACCACGCTGGCCAACGGGATGAAGTCCGTTGAGTGGGTGTATGACGGGTCCATTTTTAAGGCGATCTGTGACCTCCAGAAGCAGGCCGGCCTTGAGGTCGGAAACTTCTCCGAAGGTCAAACCGACACCAAGAACATCAACATCACGGTGATGGCCCGACAAGTGGTCGAGGAGTTTGGCGCCGACTTCGACCCTGATGAGGTTATTGCTGAGACGAATCGATTGCTTGCGTTGGCTTCGGGCAATTCGTGAGCAGCACGCCCTATCCTCGGCTTACGAGGGAGCAGTTGCGTGTTGGGGTGCTGTCACTCCAGCAAAAAAGACAGAATGATCCATGGACACCGCCAACGGGATCCGCGCGCCCGAACCAGCTCCCCCCGGATGGAGACTGGCGAACATGGTTGATCCTTGCCGGACGCGGGTTTGGCAAGACAAGGACGGCCGCCGAGTGGATTCGTCAGGAGGTTCAGGCCAAACGGATGGTGCGGGTGGCGCTTGTGGGCTCTACCGCATCTGATGTTCGGGACGTGATGGTGCAGGGAGAGTCGGGATTGCTTGCCGTCTGTGAGCGTGCTGGATTCAGCGCTCGCTATAACCCTTCGTTGCGCAAGATTACGTTCGGCAACGGTGCGGTGGCGTTCACGTACTCGGCCGATGAACCCGGCCGGCTGCGAGGACCCCAGCACGATGGAGCATGGTCGGACGAGATCGCGGCTTGGCGCTACGCCGACTCCTGGGACCAGTTGCAGTTCGGCCTTCGACTCGGCACGAATCCTCGGCAGGTAGCCACGACCACACCGCGTCCGATCAAGTTGGTTCGTGACTTGATCGCTGCCCAGTCGACTACCGTGACCCGTGGCTCCACCTACGACAACCGGAGCAACCTGGCGCCGGCGTTCTTTGAACAGATCATCACCAAGTATGAGGGCACGACGCTCGGTCGCCAGGAACTACTTGGTGAACTGATTGAGGACATCGAGGGGGCTCTTTGGAAGCGGGCGATGATCGACGCGCACCGGGTCCGCATTGTCGACGTGCCGGAGATGACCCGGATCATGGTCGCGATCGATCCCGCGACAACCCACGGCGAGGAGAGCGACGAGACCGGCATTGCGGTTGCGGGCCTCGGGACCGACAAGCACTTCTATGTCCTCCATGCCTCGGGACACCGTGTCTCCCCGAACGACTGGGCCACCCGCGCCGTCGCGCTCTACGACCAGTTCGAGGCAAACGAGATCGTCGCGGAGTCCAACCAGGGTGGGGAGATGGTCAAGCAGACGATCCTCAACGCCTGCCGGGATCGGACGGTCAAGCCGAAGATCAAATTGATTCACGCCTCGCGCGGCAAGCAGGTCCGGGCCGAGCCGGTGGTAGCCCTCTACGAACAAGGAAAATGCCACCACGTTGGGCAGTTCGCAAGCGCGGAAGACCAGATGGTGACGTTCCCGGTCAGTGGCGACAACGACGATCAGGTCGATGCGCTGGTGCATGCGATCACGGGCCTTGGTGTTGGCCAACTGGCGAAGGCGCGGTCGTTCTGATGGAGATGACGATGGATATGCCGCGATGCGCGACGTGCAAGTGGTGGGACCAGCAAGATAAGGGCTGGGGATACTGCGAGATGGCTATGACCACGGTAAGCGGGGACTGGTATCACAAATCGTCAAAGGCCAATGCTCAGGGTTGGGACGACACCCACGGTGCCTATCTCTACACGGACAAGGGCTTTGGCTGTGTCCAGCATGAGCCACGAGAGGACGCCAGATGACCCTTCCTGCCGAGCCCTTGGCCTGGGCCGTCAAGGCGTTCCGTGATGAGCGGGTGATCGCTTACGCCCTCTACCGCCGCTACCTGGCCGGTGACCACCCAATCGCCTTCGCGACGCCCAAGTTCCGCTCCGCCTTCGGGTCACTCTTCGAGGCATTTTCCTACAACCGCTGCGGTACCGTGGTCGATGCCCATGCCGACCGCCTGCGGGTGGCGGGCTTTGGCGCGAACGATGACGAGGGGCCATCGCCGATCGCCCAACAGGCCGAAGACCTCTGGAACGCCAACGAGATGGACGTGCGGCAGGGGCAGGTCGAGGTCGAGGCGTTTGGGCTCGGTGATGGCTATGTGTCCGTTGAGGTCCATCCCGACACCGGCGATGTCGTGCTCTGGCCGCAGCGGCCGGAGAACATCCGTGTCCACTGGGACGGCAACCGGCCGGGGGTGATCGACCTCGCCGCCAAGCAGTGGGTCGAGGATGACCGGACATACCTGAACCTCTACTTCGTGGACCGGATCGAGAAGTACCGCAGCCGCACCCGGACGCCGAACAGCACGCCGACCGGGGCGGGCCAGTACGAGCCCTACCAGCCCGAGGGTGATACCGCCTGGCCGATGCCGCTCAACATTGATGACACGGTGCCGATCTTCCACGTCGCCAACAACGCGCGGATCAACAGCTACGGCGAGTCGGAGATCGGGCCGATCCTGCGGCTCCAGGACGGGCTCAACAAGACGCTGATGGACATGCTGGTGACGATGGAGTTTGCTGCCTTTCCGCAACGGATCCTGATCAACGTTGATGTCGAGGACGATGCCGCGGTGGAGAGCATCCAGCGATTCCAGGCGGCGGTCGACCGGATGCTGACCCTGACCGGATCGAGCGACAAGGCGCCGTCGATCGCCGAGTTCACGGCGGCCAATATCCAGCAGTACCTCGACGTGGCCGAATCCTGGGACGTGCGGATCAGCCGCATCACGAAGGTGCCGGTCCACTACCTGACGATGAACAGCGACTTCCCGAGCGGGCGGGCCTTGCGGATGGCTGAGACGCCGTGGGTGGCCAAGCTGGAGGACCGGCAGCAAGCGCGGGGCGGCGTTTACGCGGCGATGCTGACCTACGGGCTGCGGCTCCAGGGCGAGACCGTGGCACCGGGCGACATCCGTGTCAACTGGGAGCCGGCGTCGCCGCTGAGCGAGGAAGATGTTTGGGAGATCGCGCTGTTGAAGCAGAGCGCGGGGATGCCGTTCGCGGCGATTCTGCGGGAAATGGGTTACGAGCCCGAGCAGCTCGCGGCGATCCTGGAGGAGAAGGCGCAGGCGGTGAGTGAGGCGCAACGTGTCTTCGATGCCGGTCGCGTTCCTGCCGGGTTCGACGATGACGACGAAGGGGAGGCGGCATGAGCGAAAAGTACATTCACGCTACGGGCACGTTCGACGGCGGCGAGGCGCTAAAGAACGTCATCATCATGGCGTTCTTTAGCGATCTCTTTTCGGCTCGACAGATTGATCCAGACGGCGTGTGGAAGATTCACATCTGGCGCAAGGGCGAGAACCAGGCGTCGGTGTCTCTGATGCTCACCAAGGACGAACGGGACGCATTGATCGAGCAGTTGAGCAGCACCGAAACCACGACGGACAGGATACACAAGGCATTGACAGGCATCGGGAAGGTTGGGGAAGGGCAGAACAACGAGGGCGCAGCATGATGCTGGAGATGCTGGCGGCGCTGGTCATTGGGATGGGCCTCGGGGCAGCGTTCACGGTTGCTATCTATACCCGTTCGTTTGAGCGAAACCCCGAACAGTGGAAGGCGATCATGCACGGATATGAAGAAGACAAGATGCTGATCGAGGCAATGGCCAAGCTGACGAAGGACGCAGCATGAGGACGTTGACGCAGGACCAATTCGACCGCCTGATCGAGAAGTGGAACGGCAAGAACGGGCGCCTTGGTGCCCGGGCCAGGGCAGCGAACACCTGCCGGGACGAGGGGCATGTGTATGCGATCTCGCCGCTTGCCGACGCAACCGGGAGGCCGATCTGCGTCTGCACGCGATGTCTGAAGTACGTCGATCAGGAGCGGGCGGCATGAGCAAGGTCTATCTTCTCTGGATTGGTGAGTACTCAGATGCCCGGGTGATTGGGGTGTTCTCGACCCAAGCCAAGGCAGAAGATGCTAGGGTCCGCGTAGGTAAGGTGTTTCGTGTAACAGATGCTGAAACCGTGCGGATTGAAGAAACCCTGATTGATCCAGATACCACATCACTGGCGCAGGACGGTGTTGTGTTCCAGGTGTGGCTCGATCCATCTGGAAATGTCCTTAGAGTCGATGAGGACACAACCCTTTGGCTCTTTTCAGCGGATGATTTGGCTCAGGTTGGTGAACTCAGACACTATCCTGGCCCTCGCGGACGGAACTTCAACGGATTCATCTGGAATGGCATCGCGAGGAATCGAGAACACGCGATCAAGATAGCTGCCGAAAAGCGCGCTGTGACTCTTGCTCAACGTGAGGGCATTGCATAGGTGGCCGTCTCCGATCTCGACCGCGCGATCCGGGCGGCCCGTGCGGGTATCGACCAGCGCGAGGCGCCGATCCGCCGCCAACTGCGGGATGCCTACCGGCGGGCGGTCGATGCGCTGTCCGTCGATCTCGAACTGGTGACGATCCAGATCAGGGACGCGCGGGCTGCCGGTGAGGACGTGAGCCCGGACTGGCTGCGAAGGCAGGACCGCTACCGGCGGTTGATCGCCGATGCCGAACGCGAGTTCATCCGATTCACGGATGACGGGCTGCGCATCCTGCGACATGGGCAGGTGGCGGCGGTCAGCGGTGGCGCGGCCGAGGCGTGGGAGCTGATGGAGGCGGCCGGGATCGACGTCGGATTCGGGGGACGGGTCAACACGACGGCGGTCGAGAACCTGGTCAGTGCCTACGATCCGGCGTCCCCGTTGCGGGGCGTCCTGGACTCATACGGGACCAATGGGGCACGGGTGATCGAGGATGCGCTCACACAGGGCGTGATTGCCGGCACGGGGCCGCGTGAGATCGCCCGCCAGATACGGCGCCAGTTGCTCGCTGGCGGCACCACGGCACGGCTGGACGCCCTGACACGTACCACCATGATGGACAGTTTCACGCGATCACTATTCGAGCAGTATGGATCGTTTGGATTGAAGCGATGGCGGTGGGTTGCCGCTCACTCGACCCGCACATGTTTGGCGTGCCTCGCTATGAGCGGACGCACGTTCAGCATGGATCAGCCGTTCATGGCTCGGCATGTGAACTGTCGCTGTGTGCCAAGCCCCTATATCGCAGAAGCGAAGATTCCCTTTGAGTCCGGTACTGACTGGCTTGCCCGACAATCGGCTGCGACCCAACGACAGATGATTCCGAGTGCGACGGCCTTTGATGCGTTTAGCGCCGGAACACTCACGGTCAAGGACTTTCTGGGACGCAAGCAATCGCGGAAGTGGGGACCGTCAATCTACGAACGTTCGGGGCGGGAGGCGCTCAGGAGGGCGGCGTGATGAGCGATGAAGCATATCCGGCGTATCAGCATCTCACCGACAATATCGTTGAAGCGATCCGCTGGTACAAGGGTGAGACCGGAGAACTTCCATCCGCATCATACGTGTCGAGAGTGGTGAAACAGGCAATTGCCCTTGTCGAGATCGAGACACCGGGTGTGGGCCACGCGCAATCGGAGCATGACCTTTCCCGCAACGTATCGAACGCTCTACGTTCGCTTCGGATACAAGGACGGCTCGACAATCGACCCTTATCGGCTATCCCCGATGGTGAACTTCTTCGTCTGCCGAATATCGGCGCTCAGGGGCTCAAGGAGGTGCGGAGGGTATTCCCGTACGATCCTGAGCAGTCCGCATAACGAGGGCGGTGACGCATGAGGGAGCGATCCGGACGAGAGGTGCTTGGGAGGGTGGCGTGATCTTGCTGGACAGTAATCGTGGCGAGCTCCGGTATTACATTCGTCACCTGGCCGATCTGATGCATCTTCGAGACTGGCGCCTAACACTGTCTCACGATCCGCCGGACGACCAAGAGGCCGCCGCGCAGTGCAATGTCACGCATGGCAGCAAACGGGCAGTGATTCGGGTTGCCACTGATTGGCCATCGTGGACACCTGCGGACGCTCGGCACTACATGACACATGAACTGCTGCATTGTCATTTGGCGGCAACGACATGGGCGATCTTCAACGCCAAGCACGTTGTGTCGCAGGGCATGATGGACATGCTGAGCGACGGACACCTCGATGCGCTAGAGGTCGGGATTGACGGCATTGCTCTGGCATGGGCCGAAACGCTGCCGTTGCCGATCAAGGAAGTGTTGGAGGATGTTGCGTGACCACGCCGAAGGTTACGCACCCGCCGATCCGGCCATCGTTGAAGGAGTGGCGGTGTCCGACGTGCGGGCGGTTGCTGATGCGGCTATCATGCGTCGATACGGCGCACCTCGTCATCGAGATTCGATGCCAGAAGTGCGGCACAGTGGCGACGATGGAGAAGGTGGCGTGAGTGACGATATAGACTATACCTACTATCAACAATTTGTATCTGAAGAAATGCGAGATGAAGGGTGGCAGGTTATTCTCATAGAGGCTATCGATGATGGATGGTCCGGCGTTAGAGCCGAGATAGGTCAGGTGCTCCCTGACAGTGCGATCATTCAGCGAAGAATACAGGCAACCGCTGTCACTGACCGAGAAGCTATAGCGGCAGCATGTGCCATCGCAGAATCCGGATAGTCTCATTTACAGCCTGATATAGTGCTGCTACAATGATGCTATAACTGCATATCCCAGAGGGCCATCGAGCCCCATTGGTGAGAGACCCAAAGAGGTCCGGGCGGACAGTTCCGCTTGGGCCTCTTTTTTGTTTGCCGGCGGGATGCCGGGCTACCCCGAGGATCGCGAGATGCACCTCAGACTGCTCCTTTCGCTTTTCACCTTTCTGTTCTTGTCCAACAACGCCGGCGCCGGGGGATCTGGTGACGGGAACGATGGCGGCGATGACGGTGGGGATTCCAACGACGACAACAACGACGGTAAGGACGATGCCGCCGCCGGCCTCAAGTCCGCGCTCGACAAGGAACGATCACGCGCCAAGACCGCCGAGCGTGACCTCAAGGCCGCACAGAAGCGTCTCGATGAACTCGACAACGCCAGCAAGTCGGAGACCGAGAAGGTCGCCGCTGCCCTCAAGGCCGCCGAGGACCGGGCCAGTACCGCGGAAACCCGTTTGCGTGATGCGAACGCTCGATCCGCCGTCACTGAAGCCGCCGGCAAGGCCAACGCGATCAGCACGCGCGCGGTCTATGCGTTGATCCGCTCCGATCTCGATTTCAACGACGACGGCGAGCCGACCAACGTCTCCGAACTGATTGCCCAGGCGCGTAAGGACGAGCCATCGCTCTTCCGGGCAGCGGCCGGGAGCGGGGATGGCGGCAAGGGCGGCGAACAGAAACAGGACATCAACAGCGCGCTCCGGGCATTGGCCCGTGGCGGCACCTAGCGAAAAGGCACAACGCAATGCCCTACAACTCTGTGACGAGTCGCACAGACGTTCAGGCGATGATCCGCGAGCAAGTCTCCGAGATCATGTTGGGCACGGAACAGAGTCCGTCTGCCGCCCTGAGCCTCTTTACCCGTCTCGATGTTCCAACGAACGAGACCCGGTTTCCCGTCCTTGCCGCGTATCCCAACGCCTACTGGGTTGATGGTGATACCGGCCTCAAACAGACAACCGAGGCCGCGTGGACGAACGTCTACCTCCAGGTCGAGAAACTGGCGGCCATTGTTCCGGTCCCTGATTCCGTGCTCGATGATGCCGGGTTCGACATCTGGGGCAACATTCGCCCACTCGTTGAAACCGCGATCACTCGTAAGCTTGATGCCACGATTTTCTTCAATGTCAACAAGCCGGCATCGTTTCCGGACGGCATTGCCACGGCTGCCATTGCGGCCGGTAATGTTCGTGCTCGCGGCACGGCGACGCAGGCCCAGGGTGGCATTGCCGAGGACATCAACCAACTCGCGGGACTGCTCCTGGATGACGGATACGCCGCAACAGCGTTTGTCGCCAATCCCGCATACCAGACGCGACTTCGTTCCGCGCGCGATGCCAGCGGTCAACTCCTGACCGATGTCAACGGTGGCGTCAACAACATCTGGGGCATGCCGACCACGTACCCGATGCCTGGTCAATGGCCGGTTCCATCTGGCGCGGTGGGCGATCCGGGCGTCGCGGAGATGTTCGCACTTCAGCGGGAGAACTTCATCCTGGGCGTCCGCAGCGACTTCGAGGTGACTGTCTCGAATCAGGCTGTGCTCCAGGACGCTGGCGGCGTGATCCAGTTCAACGCATTCCAGCAGGACATGACGTTTTTCCGGATCGTGTTCCGGGTCGGGTGGCAGGTCTCCAACCCGCTCAACTACTCGCAGCCCGTGGCAACCAATCGTTATCCCGCGTCCTTGCTGCGATCGCCGGCCACCTAGTCGTGAGTGAAGAGGCACGGGTCATCGCCTACCGGCTCCAGGCCACGAATCGCAAGGCATTCCAAGCCTTCCTCGATGCAGCGCTGACGCCGGTAAGTGACCTTCCGGCCAGGCGGATTCGCGCCAACGTCGAGCCGATCAGGCAATACCAGAAAGAGGGTCCAGATGTCGGACAACGAGAAGAAGTCGAGTCGAAAGCAGGACAACGCATCAACTGAGACCGCGCCCGATCAGGATGTGGGACAGCAACAAGTCCAGCAGCAGTTCGACGAGGCGGATGACAAGGGGTACTTCGGTGATGTTCCTGACCCGACGCCGAACGACAACTACACCGTTTCGGGTGTGACCTCCGGTGCGCCGACCCCGGAGACGGATGACGAGCTGCGGGCGGTGGCGCGCAAGGAAGCGGGGTTCCGCTGATGACCAAGCCGATCGTTGCCACATTGACAAAAGCGGTCGGAGCTTACCCCAAGGGGGCCGAACTCGGCTTCGACTCCGAGGCCAAGGCCACCCGCGAACTGGGCGAGGGTTCGTTCCGAATCGATCGTTACCAGTCGGGTGAAGTCTACGAAGAGCCGAAGGCCTCACGGTCCAGTGACGCCAAAGCGGACAAGAAGGACTAGCTGTGATCTCGACCGATGATCCGGTGTTTGCACGGCGAATGCTCGAACGCGCAATCGCCATGCAAACCACGCCAACGCTCGACACCGCCGCCGTCAATGACCTGATGGCGATTGCGGTGACGACCGGGACGGGGGGTGATCCGGACATCTACACCGGGGCTGATCTGAACCGTGCCGCCTCGATTGGCTGGCAATGGAAAGACGGACTGACCAGCAATCAGTACGACCTCGGTGGTGGTGAGCGCAAGCTCACTCGTTCGCAATGGAACGGGGTCTGTAGGCGAAACGCGGCCGACTACGCGACGGGGTTCAAGACGGTGATCGGTGACGGTGGTCGACGCTCCGGCGTCGGCTCCATCCAGCTGGTCAGTTCGATGGTGGACACCACTGGAGGGACGCTGTGACCGACTACTCCGTTGCTGACGATCTCGCCGCCGCGTTTGCGGAAGCACGGCCGATCTTCGCCGGCGCGTTCCACACCGACAGCTACGCGCTGGTCCGGAGCGTCGAGACATCCGACAACGCCGGGGGCTCTACCTCCGTCGACGCCACGGTTGAGACGGGCCGATGTTCGCTGAACGTCTCACCACGGATGGGCGGGGAAGTCCTGAGCGGTGATCGCGTGACGCCGATGTCGCTCTACACGGCGGAGCTCCCGATTGACAGCATCGTCACCGAGACCGACCGGCTGGGATTCAGCGGCAGGCTGTTCAGCGTGACGGATGTCAAGAAGGGCGGGAATCTGGACCTGTTCACGGTCGTGGAACTGGAGGAACGGACGTAATGCAGATCGTCGTCGTCTCCAACCTGTTTCCGGGGCTTGCCGGCCAGTTCGACGCGATGGTCGAGGACGCGCTGGACATCGGTGTCCTGACCTGCATCGAGGCTGCTGATCCCCAGACGCGACGCGATACCGGTGCGCTGGTGGCAAACAAGACGATCGGCCGCGGCCAGGGGTGGCGGGATGTGACCTGGAACCAGGATTACGCCGCCTATCAGAACGATGGCACGCGGTTCATGGAGGGCACCCAGTTCGCGAATCGCGGCGCTGACGCGGCGCTGCCGGTGATCCAGGACCGTCTTGGAAGGTTTGGCTCGTAATGTTCGGGTCCGTGATCGCCAACCGGGAAATCTACCGGATTCTCAAGGCCGATCCGGCAATCGCTGCTGTCGTGGGGCTTCGCATCTTCGCGCTGCGGGTGGTGCCATCACGCAAGGCGTTGCCGGCGATCCTGTTCTATCCCGAGTCATCGACCTACGACTCTGGCGGCACCACGACCCGAGCACAGCACATCACCGGCGAGATGATGCGGTACGTCGTCCGGGTGCTTGACGAAGGCGAAAGTACCACCCGGATCGAGTCCGTGGCGGCGGCCCAACTCGCGGCGCTGGCAGGGCTCAACCTCGATACCGAGACGGGCGAGCACCTGACCTTCGCAGCCAACGGCGAGTTTCCACTCTTTAGCGAGCAGGTAGGCGACCAGACCTACCGCTATCTCGGCACCGTCTACAACGTCACCGTCGACAACGGAGGATAACCAGTCATGCCAGGAGCACGGTCAATCGTCAATCAGGGACTCTACTTGCAGCGGGAGACGGTGCCAGGACAGGCACTGACGACCGCGATGCGACGCTATCTCGGCATCCGGGTCAATGATTTCGGCTGGGATATTGAGCGTGATGTCGAGCGGGCGGCGGGCTACAAGGCGCCGACCGGCGAAACCGAGACCACTCGGGTCGGCAATATGGACCTTGAGGTTCGCCAGGACTTCAACGCGATGTTGCCGCTCTTGTCGGGGGTCTTCGGCGCACCGACATCGGCGGCGACCGCCACTGCGACGCCCTCCACCGTCGCGTATGAGCATCTTTTCGACATCAACCCTAGGGCGGCCGATACGATGGCAACGTTCACGGCAATGTGGGGTGATGCGACACACGCGCTCCAGTCCACCAATGTGGCGTTTCACGGAATGACGCTCGGGGTGCAGCGGGATGAGTTGTCGCTGTCATCCAACGCCATCCTGCGGGCACCTGTGACCGGTATCCCGTTGCCAACGACCGGCGTCACCGAGATCCCGATGCGGACTGCCCGCTCTTCACAGTGCGATGTGTACCTCGATACCACTTGGGCCGGACTCGGCACCACACAACTGCTTGATCTCTACGCTACCGAGATCGACTGGGGCGACAAGCTCGAGCCAGATTGGGTTGTCAACAGTAACCTCAACTCGTTTAGCGAACTCATTGAAGCCGAGGAGATCGACTACACCCAATCGCTGACGGTCGGATTCAATTCGGTTGGCGTGGCGCAGATCAACGAAGCACTCGACGGCAAGATGAAGTTCATCCGGGTCGTCTGCCGGGGCGCTGACATCAACGGCACTGATTCGTACCTCATGGAAATCGACACGGCGGTCGTATTGACACCGACCAATGTCACCAAGGCCCCAAGCAGCCCGGCCACCGTGGTCGAGTTCGAGGGCAACCTGCAGGTCGACGCCACCAGCGGCAAGTTCTCGCGCGTCCGGCTGGTCAACACGGTCGCGACCCTCTAATCCCTGCGTTCAATTGAGCCCTGCGGGGCACCACAGGAGCACGTACGATGCCGAAGCTGTCACGAATCCAGAAGGCTGACGAAACCATCGAGGTCAAGGTTCCCTTTGAGGACGGCGAGGTCCTGACCGTCGTCTGCTACCCGAACCGGTTTACCGGCAAGCGCCAGCGGCAACTGCGGGAGGTCGATGACGAGGATTACGAGCGCCAGGCCGAACTGTTCTTCGATGTCCTGAAGGAATGGGATCTCGAAGGGGATGACGGCAAGGTGCTGCCCTTCAACGCCGAAACCGCCGAGCTCCTGTCAGCCAAAACGACCCTCCGCTTCTTTAACGAAATCATGGACGAGATCACCCCGGACCCAAAGCGGTCGAAGAAATCGCGTGGGCGCTAGGCAATCCCGATGTGTACGAGATCGAAGTCAGGGAGGGCCGCATGGACCCGTTGCCGGATTACTTCGGTGACTGGCAGGTGGCTCGATGGATGGGTGTGACCAAATCCGACCTGGACGAGATGCCGATCCACGAGATCGAGGAAGCACGGATCGTGATGGCCGCGATCAACCAGGCCGAGCACGAGGCACAGCGCAAGAAGGGGTGATCGACATCCGGTGCCGCAACCACCTGCACCACCGAGCGGAGCCGGAACGCGAGATCGTTCACATCTTCTGTGCCCAGTGCTCACGCAAGCGCAAACAGCCGGTCTTTCACCAGTACACCCGTGACGAGGCCCGTGCGGCGCTGAGAGATCACCAGGACGTGCTCTGGGTCGATCGCTGACTCAGGCAATCCGAACTACGAACCATTCCCACACAGACGCCGATGGAGCGCGGTGGGCCGGGAGGTCAGCAATGACCGATCGACCTGGATACGTGCCCAATGCCTATCAGCCTGCGATGCAAAAAGCACACCCACTTAGAGTTTGATCCCGAACACGGGAGCGTCCTGATCAAGTGCCGGTGGTGCTCCAAGGGCAGCACAGAAGGCGTCTACCATGAATGGGTACTTCGCGACCTGCTGCGCCGCTACGCAACTGGCGAGGTCGATCTCGTGTGCATGCCGGACAATGACGAGACCGCCGGTGTTGCGGCAGGAGTGGCTAGAGGCGTAGCAGGTGACGATTCTTGATGAAGCGCGAAAAACACGCGCTCGCTATTCACGGTGCGCCCGTACAGGAGCAAATCCTCAACCTCGTCCCTCGGCACTTGTGCACATATCTCAAACATCGTCGAGCCGTCCGGGAATAGATCGAGATTCAGCCCCTCATCATCTAACGGATCGCCATATAGCGGGCATTCGGTCCCCGGCAGCTCGGTGCGGCCGGCGCCTATAAAACTCCATCTAATGGCAGACACATGACCGATGTCATCCCCGATGTATACCGCGTTCATCCTAATAACCGTGTACACGTGACCTTCGCGTGGGGGTGAGTTGGCTTCTGCTGCCTCCACAATTCTCTGCGTCGCGTCAAACTCCACGCCGAGGACGGAAATGTAGAAGTCGCCGACCTCCGCGGCGCCCCCAAGGCTGACCGGATTGCTCCGAGACGAACCTGTTTGCGAAGCAACAATCCCGCCGGCCGCTACCGTCGTGAGCATGAGCATGCCGAGGATCACCGGAATCACACGCACCAAATCAGTCCCCTACTTTGCCAAACCAGTAGAGGCATCTTATCACCGAATGGGTGCACTGGGTCGTGAAGTAGACCGGGCCAGCGGTGAATCTCGCGTGGGTTTCAGTCGTTGGGGCGATTCGGAACGATGAGGATTTCGGCTAACTGCTTAGCGAAGCCGCCGTGACGCGCCGCGATATCCGCGTAGGCATCCCTGAATGGCCGAATAGCTGCGTCCGTCATTTCGCCCCTGATCTTCAGGATCCGGGCCTCTTCCACGATGAGCCGGATAGCGGCCAATCTATGCACAGGGTTCTGGTCCTCGCTCCGAAGGATGCTGATGAAGTGCTCCACTGGGATGGGCATCGGATGGTACGCTGGTCGTGCGCTCTCTATGATCTCTTGCATGGCTAGTTGCGCCAGCGATTCCACTGATGCTTCAGCCAAAATCTTGAACCGCTCCTCCAGTTCATCCCTCAGTGCCTGAACCTCTGCCAGCGTCTCATCTACCGCCCGCTTGTCATCCTGATAGCGTCTCTCGCTCTGGTACCAGTTGAGACCGATCAAGGCACCGCCGAGCGTCAGAATGGTGGCGATCGTCCATTGCACCATCTGAAGCATTCGCTCGTTGGCTACAATAAGTGCGGCCGGTGCGGTGCGGGGCGTCCCAATATCTGAGCCCTTGAAGAGAATCCAAGAGATCAGGAAGACAATCCAAAGCACAACAGCGCTCGCAATGGCGATGGCAGCGATTTTGAGCCATGTGGGTGTGTTTGTAGAAGAGTTCTTATGTATCCGTGTGACTGGAGTTGTCAGCCCGACCCCGCCACCAGACATGGTATGTCCACTCACTATCGGCGTCGTGATGCCCTTACGGTCGGTAAGTTGACGGGGTACCAGAAGGAGAAGGCCCCTGGGATGTTATCCCAAGGGCCTTGCGTAGCTCAGTCCATCAATCTAGCTGGACTTCTTATTCTCCGGAGTGTTTGGCCGGGGCTTTGGACCCGCGCTCGTCTTGGGCTGGGCCACCCTTGTGCCGGTCGCCGGCTTCACCACCCTCGGAGCGCTCTGCACTACGGGCTTGGTGTTGGCCATGTTCGCCTCCTAGCGCTATCACCTCGGGTAGACCAAGTCTACCGTTAGAGCAATTGTATGGAAATATACCGAGATGTACAGGGATGCACCGAAATATATAGCGCGACACCTCAGCCATTATGATTCCGACTGGGTGGCTCGACGCCAGAACTGCCACCAAGGTGCACTTCGCGTCTCGTCATCCCCATGCACATTGATGCGCTTGTAAAACTCAATATGGCTAATCGCTTCTTGAGAGATCCAAGCACCCGCCGTATCGACAACGGGGTCAGCGAACTCCTTTGTCTGCTCATTCAGGTCGTACACGGTTTCCAAGAACAGATCATGCCGCCGCCCATATACAGAGGCGGCTGACCTCTGATCAAAGACACCAGCTACCACCGACCCGTCCTTCATGTAGACCTTGACCCAGGCACCACCTCCAAGAAACGCATAATCCCACGCAGACGGTGTCCTATCGACATAACTCATGCCGACCTTGTCGAGCTGACTATCGACCCACGGGTATTCCACGAGCTTGCTGATGCCTATGCCAGCGACGACCGGCCACAGGAATATGACTACGAGGAACCAAACATAGGTACCTACCCAATGCTCGTCCAGGGCGCCATTGCGGTACCAGGAGTAGACGCAACGCGTCCAAACCGGATAGATCAGTGTGTGAAGAAAGAGACCGGACGCGCCCATCGCCAAGAAGTGACGGGCGTCCACCGTTTCCGGGAAATGGGCGATGGAGCGGCGGATGAGTTGTCCAAAGATGATCCCCGGCACAAACACCAAGGCGACAACGATGAGCGCGTTGAGTGTCGTAGGTAACGCCATGTCGGATCAACCCAACCCGCGCAAGCCGAAGTAGAATACTAGTGCCCTCCCTGCTACCAACAGGGTCAGGCAGTCCAGGGCGGCTACGTGCACTCCCGCGTAGCCGCCCCATTGCGAGACGGTGGACGGAGTTCCAGGAGCTTGTCCAGATCACTACGACGAATTAGCTTCACACGCCCATCCAGCGGCGATCGTATCGCTTCGAGCACGCCGTCCCGCACCAACCGCCACATTTTCTGATTGGATACGCCAAGAAGCCTCTGAGCTTCCTTCATCGTGACGTAATCCTCAGGCATCTCTGCTCCCCAAATCTCTACTAGTACGTACGCAGAATACCATACAATAGATGTTGACAGATTACATTACGATAGGTTACACTTCATCTATCAGGACACGGACTGCCTGATACCTGTTCAACCGGCCGGATGTTGGTAGCACCGGCCACCAGCCCAAGGAGGGCAAACACCATGAAGCGATGCAGCGAGTGTGATGGACGCGGCGAGGTCATGGGCGTGGAGGTCCGGCAGCATGGCCGATACCACATGCAGTGGGATATCTGCCCGGCCTGTGGCGGGACCGGGTTTACTCCAGAACCCGCGCCGGCGCGGCTCGTCATGCAGACACGGCTGTTCGAGGAGCCGCTGATGATCGCGGTTGAGCCGACCTGGGCAGCCGCCTAATCGATCGGAGGGGCGGTCAGCACCGCCCCTCCTTCCATTCGCGCCGATCCCGCTAGGAGCGATCAGTGACGCACCATCTGCATCATGGCGACACCCCCGCATTCGTAGAACGCAACCCTGCCCGCTACAACCAAGCGATGCGATTGGCGGAGACCCACCGGCTTCTGGGCAATCCCATCGTCTTCGCGCAGGAGATGGCACGGGTCATCGAGCACGGCATGTTGAGCGACCTGTTGATGCCGGACGAACCAAGACAGATTGACGACCTGCGCCAGGAGTTCGAGTTCCAGGTGGAGACGGCGATCCAGAGAAAGGACCTGGCGGCGATTGCGGCGACGTGGCTGCACTATCACGAGTTCATGACGTACGCCTTGGGTGAGAGCCGCGAGTACGGCGTCGCCCTGGGTGCCGTCATGGAACAGCTCCGGGTTGGGCTTAGCAGTATCGTGGATCTCTCGCATCGCGGCCTGACGACCGGTGATGTTATGGCAGTGAAGGACCTGGGCCGGCTCCGACGCGAACACGATCTGCCGTTTAGTTCGGGATGGAAGGACACGGACGGTGCGAGGGTGAAGGAGGAACCGCAGCCATGAGTGAGCAGCGAACGTGCGCCGCGTGTGGAAAGGAGCTCACGCGGCGCGAGGGGGAGAGGTCAGACAATTGGGCAAAACGGCGGACGTGTTCGAAGGGCTGTAAGGCAGCTTTACACTCAGCGACAAAGGCAGCTAAGCGTGCAGCCCAAGAGCGACGTGGCGCGAAGCGGTGCTGTCGGTGCGGCGAAGAAAAATCCTTGTCGATGTTCTGGAAGCACCGCAACGGACGACGTGCTAGATGTAGCGACTGCCTCAAATCCGAGAGTCATCAGCGCTATTGGGTCGACCTCGAGGCACGGCGAGCGTATCAGCGGGCGTGGGCGAATCGGCATCCCGAGACGACGCGAGCTCGGTACAAGCGCTGGCATGCTGCGAATCAGGAACACCGGCTTGCCTATTACCGGAACTATAACAATCGCAATCGTGAGTTGAAACGAGAGAGAGACCGGCAACGGCGAGAGGCCATGACGCCTGAGCAGCGACGAGCCAAGTGGCGACGAGAGAACAAGGCGGCAGCGGCGCGCGGATACTATCGCTTGTACCGGGCGGAAAACCGTGGCCGTATCAACGAAAGGGAGGCTGAGTGGAGACGCAAGAATCCGAACAAGAACAACGAGCCGGAGCGAAGGCGGTACAGAGCAAAGCGTGATCGCGCAGGGGGCGTTCTCGTCTCTGTTTCAGAACTGCGGGCGATGTACGGAAATGTCTGTTACCTCTGTGACGCGTCGCTCAATCGCTACTCGTTCACGATGGATCATGTCATCCCGTTGGCGAGGGGGGGAGCACACTCGATCAGTAACTTGCGCCCTTGCTGCGGCAGGTGCAACTCTCGAAAGGGCGCGAGGCTGTGGCGGGAGCTGATGGTGTCATACCCTGAGATGGCACAACGCGTCCAGAAAGAAGTCGATCGCTCCATGCTAGAATAGGAATCATACCCACACCGATGCCGTAGAGCGCCGTGGGCCGTGAGACGTAAGTCTCGACGTGCCTGAGGCGCTCTTTCTATGTGCGCAGTGACCGCCGCCCAGTTGCAGGTCCGTTTTTCCTCCCAAGGAAGGTCCAAGGTCCAGGGAGACTTGGATTCCCTGGGTGCGTCGGTCGATAAGACCGAACGAGGGATGTCCGGTCTCCGCAAAAGCATGATGGGGCCGAGTGTCACTGACCCTTTTGGCGGCATCGCCGGCCTCGATACGACGCTCAATCAGGTCGAGCGACGGACCTCGTCGTTCGGCAAGCGCATGACCGGGCTCGGGGGGACCCTGAGCGGTGCTGGCGGGCTGCGCGAGCTCGTCGGCTTCACCGGCATTACCGCGCCCGTGGTCGCCGGCATGGGCAAGATGGTCTTCCAGGCCTCGGACCTCGGCGAGGCCATGAACAAGACCAATGTCGTCTTCGGCTCCAGCGCCGGCGACATCACCTCCTGGGCCGCTGATTCCGCCGATGCGTTCGGGATCAGCGAGACCGCCGCCCTCTCCCAGGCCGCCACGTTCGGCAACCTGTTCACCGGCATGGGCCTCAGCCAGGAGGCCGCGGCCGGCATGTCGACCGAGATGCTGGGGCTCGCCGCCGACCTCGCCTCATTCAACAACGTGCCGGTTGAGCAGGCGCTCGCCGCGATCCAGTCCGGTCTGGTCGGCGAGGCCGAGCCGATGCGCCAGTTCGGCGTCCTCCTCAACGAGACGACGGTCGGTGCCAAGGCGATGGAGATGGGTCTCGGTGACGCCAACGGCGTCCTGTCCGAGCAGGAGAAGGTGCTCGCCCGCAACGCGCTGATCATGGAGCAGACCACCAACGCCCAGGGGGACTTCGCCAACACATCAACCGGCCTCGCCAACACCCAGCGCATCCTCGGGGCGAACCTGGCCGACATCGGCGCCACGGTCGGTGGGGTCCTGCTTCCGGCCGTCACGGCCGGCGCTCAGGCGCTCTCCGGCTTCCTCGATGTCGTGGGCGATCTCGGCCGGCCGTTCCAGGTTGCCGCGGTCGGCGTCGGGCTCTTCGCCGCGGCGATCGGTCCGGTCCTGCTGGTTGCCGGCCAGCTGGTCCAGAGCTTCGGTGCGGTCAAGGCGGCGATGGGTGGATTCCGGATCGCCGGCATGCTTGCCGGGCTCGGGCCGATGCTGCCGCTGCTCCTGGGGGTCGGGCTGGCTGTCGCTGCCTTCAAGACCAACTTCCTCGGCTTCGGTGATCTGGTGCGGAGCGCAGTCAGTGGCGTCAGTGGGTTCATGGACCGGCTGACCGGATCGTTTGCCTTGGCGCGTCGGATGGGCATCAACCCGTTGAGCGCTGCCCTTGGTGCGCTTCACTCGGGATTCGAGGGGCTCAACGATGGGAACGTCCCCGGCTTCGTTCAGGCAATCATGGATGGCCTTGATGGAGCGATCGGGTTCGTCGAGCGGTTCCGCGATGCCTGGGGCTCTCTCAATGTCATGGATCAGGTCGAGGCATGGGGCGGCATCGGGGACGCCGTGAAACCGCTCAAAAAGGTCGAGCGGGTGTTCCGGGCCCTGGCGATCGCCTCCGAAGACTTCACCGGAGTCGCCAGTGTCCTGCCGGGCGTCTTCAACGCGATCGGGGATGCTGCCAGCTTCGTAGACCGCCACTTCAGCACGATCGCTCGCACCATAGCGGTCGCTGCCGGGGCGTTCCTGGCCTTCAAGGTCGTGGTGGGGACGATCGCCCCGGTCGCTGGAGCCATTGGTCTCCTGCTCTCCCCGATCGGGTTGGTGATCGCTGGATCAGTGCTCCTGGCGACCGCCTGGACGAAGAACTGGGGCGACATTCAGGGCAAGACGGCGGCGGTCGTGGGCTTCCTGACCGGGAGCGTCTGGCCTGTGATCCAGGCCGGCATTCAGGGAGTGATCGCCGCCTGGAACGTGCTGAAAGCCGCGTGGGATGTGGGTGGCTTGGCTGGTGTTGGAGGGCTGCTGGTCGGCATCTTCAATTCCGTCAGAAGCGGACTCCAAGGGCTATCTGATCTTGCGTTCGATGCTCTCCAGGGAATGGCGGACAATCTCGCGCTCGGCCTTCAGCTCGCCTGGGACGCGATCTCCACGCTCGACTGGACGGACTTTATCCCCGCGTTTGCCTGGTCGGGAGTCGTGACCGTCCTGAGTTGGGGTGCCTACGTCGGAAATCTGGTGTGGGACGGCTTCGTCACCGCCGTGGACCTCGCCATGAAGGTCGGCGCCTTCGCGTGGGATCTGTTCGTGACCGCGGTCGATCTCGCGGCCAAGGTGGGCGCGTTCGTTTGGGATGTCTTTGTTACCGCCGTTGATCTTGCCGCCAAAGTCGGGGCGTTTGCCTGGGGCGTGTTCGTCACGGCGGTGGACTTGGCCGCCAAAGTCGGCACGTTCGTGTGGTCGGCATTCATTACCGCCGTCGATTTGGCGAAGAAAGTCGGAGCCTTTGCGTGGTCAGTGTTTATCACCGGTGTCAACCTCGCCCAGAAAGTAGGCAGCTTCCTGTGGTCTGCGTTCATCACCGGGGTCGATCTTGCGGCCAAGGTCGGCGCCTTCGCTTGGGGAGTCTTTATCACTGGGGTGGACCTCGCGCAGAAGGTGGGCGCATTCGCCTGGTCTATCTTCATCACGGCGGTCGATCTGGCCAAGAAAGTCGGCGCATTCGCCTGGGGCGTGTTCGTCAGGGGCGTCGATCTCGCGGCCAAAGTTGGAGGGTTTGCTTGGTCAACGTTCATTACTGCGGTCGACCTCGCGCAAAAGGTCGGGGCGTTCACCTGGAGCACCTTCGTTACTGCCGTTGATCTCGCGTCCAAGGTCGGCAGTTTTGTGTGGAGTGTCTTTGTTACCGGGGTGAACCTCGCGGCGAAAGTCGGCGAGTTTCTTTGGTCCGCATATGTCACGACAGTGGACCTAGCGGCGAAGGTTGGCGATTTCGCATGGGAACTGTTCGTCACGGGAGTCGACCTCGCGGCTGAGGTTGGTGATTTTCTCTGGGACAGCTATGTGACGACGGTAGACCTCGCAGCCAAGGTGGGCGACTTCGCGTGGTCCACGTTTGTGACGGCTGTCAATCTTGGAGC